TGTCCACAAGCCCTCTGATGATAGTGACATCACCTAAGTCTATGTTGAATACGGCGCACCAAAACATTATGCCTAGCACAGCGCCCATTAGTGTTAGCAGTACCCATTCAATTAGTCGTATCATTTGTACCCTCCGTAGGTATTACTCGTATGGTCTTGCCCCCCGAACTATTGTTGTGACACGTCATTATCGCTCTGCCCTCATGTAGGTCTATGAGCATATCGGTTAGGTTGTATTTAAATCTAGTATTCTCTTTGTCCTTCTTATACAGGGCGTATGACAGCCCTGCTATACAGGCAATTAAGAACATCTCTGCTGGTGTTAGTATCATTGTGCTTCTCCTAAACAATTAACGCTTTCAGCGCTAAACAATTATCCAACTTGGTCTTACCTTACTCATGTCGAGGCGTTGGTTTAACTCGTCATGTACTGCATACAGAAGTTGTTTGTGTTCTTCTGGTATGTATTCGTGCCACTCTGTGAGTGGTTGTTTGGTTTCTCTCTGCGCCTGTCTTGCTAACTTCTTTGTGAGAGATAGCATGTCTTTGTAACGCAGTAAGAATTCTTTTATCTCGGCGTTAGATTCTATGCGTATGTAGTTGTTTAGACGCAGTTGTTCAAGGCATAACCCCCTTAACATGGCGTCGTACTTGGGTTTCAACTGAGTGGCTATAGTCTTGCGCCATGTAGCAGTCTTCTGTTTCTTTCCACGCTGTATGCGCTCGGCATATTTCATGTCTACTACTGCGTTAGGTAGTCCTCGCCTGTGTAGTTTATCTCGATACTCGCTAGGAGGTACTGGTGTTTTACGTTTTCTACAGGGTGCGCAATGTAGAACTATGTGGTATGTGTAGTAGTTCTGAACCTTTCCGTAGTTCAACTTCTTGAGTCTGAATAAATCCACAGCCTTGACTTGCCCGCACTTGGAACACAGTACGTGCGTGGGTTTGAGGGGATTGGGTGTTTGGTCTTTCATTATTGTGTGCCTGTCAGTAAATAAAAATTGGGCATGCTAGTTGGGTAGCCTGCCAGCCTGTGTTTATAAGAGTATAAGGCATGTCCTGTTCGTACGTCCAGTTTTTTGAACATCATTACTAACTTAAAAAACTTTTAAAGAAACAAAAACAAAAAGGCTTGAAACCCCTCAGGTATATATATAATTAATTAATTAAATATATTTATATATATAGACAGACAAACAGGACACAGTCGCTTTCCTTACTGCGCTTGGTTGAGAGGGTGGCTGATGCTTGGCTAAACTTGTTGCTGTTTGGACACACCAAAAACCACCCCTTTTTTCAACTCTCCACAACGTGTTAACGTAACTCCCTTCGCATTGTGCTTGCGAGTTTAACTGTGGTCATGGCTGTCCACCCTGTGTCGAGTGTATGCATACCACCTAAGTTCCTAACGGCTTTCGTTGCCCTCGTTAGTGAGTCGTAGTAGTCGCCTACCTCTGCGACTTTGTTGTCCTTCTTGAATACTAACACCCATAGTGATGCGTTGTTCTTTAGTGCTTTCATTTGATTCTCCTAAGTTTAAATGATGTGGACAGGCTGTCCACTTGGGTTGGTACTGCTTATCTGTACTGCGGGTAAAGGGTTAAGAAGAAGATGGTGAACATAGGCATTGCCAATAGTAGGCAGAACAGTATTATGTTTATGGTTTTCATAGTCTCTCCAATATTGCAAGGGCTCTCGCTATATTCTGCGACGCCTCTGTTACTAACGCCTCTCGTTCGTCACCATCAGGTAGTAAGTGAAAGAATAGGACTGTCGTGTGACCGAGAGCATTGTTCAAATCGCTCAACGCACCTAGTAATGGTGGTGATTTGGTTATGTCTAGCATGGTGTTACTCCTTTGTTTAGGTGGGGTTCTATTATCTTGTTGATTGTCTTGGCTGTTACGCCATAGGCTGTGGCTAATCTCTTTACTGCATACTCCTTGTCGTACTGCAAGACGAGGAAAGAATACTTAAGCCATACTGCTTGCTGATGTGCCTTATTCATAGCCACTCCTTTATTGCTTGGGTTACTACACTACGCTTGAGCCTTAACTTACGGGCTATCTGTTGGTCGGTAAGACCTCGTTCGTGCATATCTAAGATGTCATACAACATATTTTTATGTGGGTTCATTTGATTCTCCTTTGGTTAGTGGTGGGTGTTGATATCGCTGTAGTCATCTAATGCGTAGCGCTTGGCTTGCTCTATGTCTTTGGCTAAGAGGTCTACCCCTTCGCCTGTGCTTAACTCTACATAGAACCAAGACTTGCCCTCGATTTCAATAGCGTCTTCGTCTATCTCGTTTGGGTGTAGTGCCCTAGCGAATACAACTGATGTGTTCATATGCTCTCCAATAGTTCGAGTGCCTTCTCCATTAACTCCATAGCCTCAAGCACTTTAGTCTCGGCTTCGCTCTCAGCAGGCACATCATAGAACTGAGAGTGCGTGTAGTAATAGGCGCTATTTAAATCTTTCAACGCCTGTGATGCGTTTGATACTTTTGCTTTCTTGTAGATACGTACAACTGGTTGTGTTGATTTGTAGTTCATTTGATTCTCCTTAGTTGGTTAGATTTGACAGGATTGGGAACAGCAGTAAAGCCTCGCCCTCTCGCCAATCCTGTGGGTTTGATTAAACAGCGAGTAACTTAACGAGTCTGCGTAACTCGGCTTTGGTGAAGTCAGCCTGTAGTTTCTTAACACGTTGTGCTACTCTGTCCACCTGTTTGCTCGTGGTTGTTGTGGACACTCTGTCCACAGGGAAAGCCCTACGTAGTGCCTTACTCTCGGCACTAGTCCTCTCAAAGCCAAGCACACCTGTCTTGAGCATGATGGGCTTGGTCTTGTACAACTTGCCAACGAGTGTGGCAACATGATTGCGTATCTCCACCTGTACAGCGTGTGGGGCTTTGTCGTACATGGGCTTGAACTTCTCAATCTGTGTCTTCCAATCCTCACCTGCGTTGTACAGCGCAATGATTGAGGCAGATACTTTGTTCAACTGTGTTTGAATAGTAGCATTCATTTGGTAGTACTTTCTGTGCATAGCACATAGGCGTTGTGTGGACAGCGTGTCCACAAACAACAAAGCCAAGCGGAGTGGCTTGGCAACACACTAGTAATTCCTTACTAGATAACTCTATTATAACATATGGTATCATTCTACTACCTATAATTACCTGTCTGTTCTACCCCACTACTCCCCCACCAACCTGTATACATAGCATATAGGCTCTCCCCCAATATCACTATTCCTCAGCCACACTACAAAAAAATGTCAAATTTTGTAAAAAATCACCTTAACAGTGTCAAATTTTAGACATCCACCCATAAAAAAAGCCCTGACAGATGTATCAGGGCTAAAGACTACCAAAGGAAAAGCAAATGAGAAAGCACTTGCCTAGACAGTATACCAAATATTTAAAAACAATGTTACAATCAACACATACGCGAACCCACCGCGCAAAAAAGAGAGGTCAATTTGTTATTAGGGCACTTAGTAGAAGCAAACGAAGCAGATTTTATACCCGTTCCAGAAACGGACAGGCCCCCTTTGACCCCTCTCAACAAGATTTCGGCATCACAAACGCTCAACGCCCAGATAAATACGGCGGACTGGCTTAAAGAAATAACCAGCGAAGACGATACTATAGTATCTAAAGCCCAAGAAGCAAAGGCCGCAGAAGCTTTCTCTGCCTTAATGAACGCCGACCCAAACGCACAACAAAGTTTATTAAATTTACAGATACCAGAAGAAATTAGGTCGACCGTGGCTATGGTTAGTGCTTATCAATGGCGGTTTATTGAGCAGGCAGAAGAGATTAGATCGATGGCTGTAACTAAAATTGTCAAAGAAACCGACCACCCTGATGCCCGGATACGTTTAAAAGCGCTAGAGATGCTAGGCAAGGTGACTGAGATTGCGCTGTTTACAGATAGGGTATCGGTTAAGACTGAAGATATTAGCGATGAAGAGTTAGAGAAACGTATTAAGGAAAAACTTGGTAGGTTTATGGGCAAAGCGAACATTGTTGATGTTGAACCTACAGAAGTAAAGGATACAGACAGTGTTAAGTCCTGAAGAACTACAAGCAGCACAACGTGCGCTACCGCACATGACTAAAGCTGAAAAGCTAAAGTTTCTAGAAGACTTGGAAGAAACGGAACGCCGTAGTGAAGTTGACTTAGCTAAAGATGATCCGATCGAGTTTGCTAAAAGAATATACCCAGGGTTTAAAGTTGGGCCCCAACATAAACGCCTATCTAAAATATTTCAAGATGTAGTGGATGGTAAGAAGAAACGCGTAATTATTAATATTGCACCACGTATGGGAAAGTCGGAGTTTAGTTCGTATTTATTTCCGGCATACTTTCTAGGTAAATACCCTGAGAAGAAAATCATCATGGGAACTCATACAGCGAGTTTGTCAGAAGATTTTGGACGGCGTGTTAGAAACATGTTAGAGAGCGAGGAGTACCATGAGATATTTCCAAACACAGTTATCGCGGATGACCAGAAGGCTGCGGGCAAGTGGAGTACTGGCGCAGGTGGGCAATATTATGCCGCTGGTGTTGGCGGGGCTCTGGCCGGTCGTGGCGCTGATTTATTTGTTATTGATGACCCCCATTCTGAACAGGACTTTAAGTCTAATTCACGTCTAGCTTTTGACACGGCGTGGAGTTGGTTCCAGACAGGTCCGCTTCAACGTCTCATGCCGGGTGGTGCCATTATAGTGATTATGACTAGGTGGTCTCTACTAGACCTTACCGGTAGACTTTTGGATTATCAGATAAAAAACCCTAACACACTGCCTTGGGAACTGGTAGAACTGCCGGCCATCCTGAACGAAGATACTGAAGATGAGAAAAGTCTTTGGCCAGAACAGTGGCCTCTAGAAGCGCTAAAGAATACAAAAGCGTCGATCGATCCAAGATATTGGAACGCTCAGTACATGCAGAACCCGACAGCAGACTCCGCTGCCATCATCGGTAGAAAAGACTGGATGATGTGGGAAAACGATGAACCACCTAAATGTGAGTATGTTATACAGTCTTGGGATACGGCGTTTGAAACTAAGACGACAGCCGACTATTCGGCATGCACAACATGGGGCGTATGGTATAACAATGAGGATAAAAACCAGCCAAACATTATTCTCCTCGACGCATTTAAAGACCGGATGGCATTCCCTGATTTAAAGCAAGCAGCGCTTAAGCACTATAAAGAGTGGCAGCCTGACGCATTCATAGTGGAGAAAAAGGCAGCGGGGTCTCCGTTGATTCAAGAGCTAAGACGTATGGGCATACCAGTACAAGAATTTACACCGTCGCGCGGTAATGATAAGATAGTGAGACTTAACGCCGTTGCTGATTTATTTACAAGCGGTAAAGTCTGGGCGCCAGATACACGGTGGGCCAGAGAAGTTGTAGAAGAAGTAGCCAGTTTTCCAGTTGGCGAGCACGATGACTATGTGGATACGGTATCACAAGCGTTGCTTAGGTACAGACAGGGTGGGTTCATTAGCTTGGACTCGGATGAAAAAGAGGATCAATATTTTAGGGCGCGAAGAGCGGCATACTACTGATGACTACACAGAAACATATGGGCAAGGGCGTGTTGTTAGAAAGATTAACTTCACAGATGGCAGCGCAAAGTAACCCACCAAAAGACCCGGAAGCTGCTGCTAGAGCGGTGCTTATTGCTAGAGGCCATATGAAAGAAGATGGTTCGTATACTAAACAAGGCGAAGCACGTAATAACATGACTGCTGAAGAGCGGGCCAAAGATAGAGCGTCTAAGAAAACAGGAGCTCCAGCTAGCTCATTCGGGTACAACCCCAAAACTAACACAGCAAAAAGGAGATAGCATGTTTGAGTATATTAAACTATGGTGGCGTGTACGTAAGATAAATAGGCAGTGGCTTAAGCAGGTAGAAGAAACTGTGGTTGAGCAGGAACGCTATACAGAAGAGAGCGTTAAAGCGTGGTTAGAAACAAACGACTTTGGTCTAAATCATAGCGACTTGCAAGCGCAGTGTATGTCTAGCGTTAAGCACTCAAATAGTGTAATAAAAGAAGTTAAAATCTAAGGACAAATTATGGCAGTCGATAAATCACTTTATGCAGCACCCCAAGGACTAGAAGCTCTAGCGGACGAACCAGATATTGAAATTGAGATCGACGACCCAGAGGCGGTGCATATATCAGCCGGTGATATGGAACTAGATATTGAGTCCGATGGCGAAGATGAGTTTAACCAGAACCTAGCCG